ATTTCTGCAATTCTGGCAGACGCACCATATCCCTCAGTTCCAGTGTCATCAAAAACTAATCTATCGTTAACTTGATAACTTTGACCACTATTTTCTACTAAGAATCCTGTAATTTTTGCATCTTCAAATTTAGTAGTAGTCTCAACTTCAATATCAACTTTAGATGCAATGTCTACCCTTGGAAAATAATCAAATACTTCGAGTTTTTGCTCTTCGAACATTACATCTGGATCATCAATTTCATTCTGGCTAATCACACCATCCTTATTCTCATCTTCAATCTCAAAAAGAAGCAAATCTCCATTCTCTAATGTTAATGCATTTGTAGTTTGATTTGGAATTCGTTCTACATCAATATCAACATTTTCGAACGGTGTTCTATAACGAACTACTCCAGTCGGTATGTAAGATTGAGTTGCAAATTGATTTAAATTCCAAAGATCTGGTGATGAGTAATACTTGGGCCCCATGATATAGGGGAACTCTGCTACTCCAGCTCTATCCAGGGTCACAAAGTAAGCATAAACTCCATCAGGAAACTCTGGAGTCTTTGTAAATCTACCATTATATTCATCTAAGTAAGTAGCAAGACTATTGAAGTTATAAACATAATCTTCAATAAAAGTTCCTGCTGGATATTGACTTAGTGGTGGTCCTTCTAATCTAACTGGAATTGGGTTAGTATTCGCATCATATACTAAATTAGACTTTAATGAGTAACTACTTCTAATAGGTACAATGCTACTTGATAGTGATGTTGGATCTTGATATCCATATGGACCGTATATTGGGTTACCGTCAAATGCCCACCCTAAAATTGGAGAGTGTGCAATAGATTGTCTTTCGACAAGTTCACCATCAATTACATCTAAATTATCGCCCAATACGTATCTTAGTTGTTTTGGATTGGATATATGTCCATATTCACCACCATACTGAGAATTATAACCAACAAAAATAGATCCATTTGCATAATCAAAAGAAGTTCTCTCATTTAAATTGAATGTCCATTGGTAAATCTCAGATTGAAATACAGCTCCTTCTCCAATTGATTCTAATCTAATTTGAGTTGTTCCTTGCTTGTATCCAATACCTCTGTTTAATATTTGAATTGAAATGACTCTTCCAGATTCAGTTCCTTCCGATGAAATAGATGCTTTCGCTATTGCACCAAAACCTTCTCCACTAATTATTACATTGGGGGCAGTAGTATATCCAGATCCAGCAGCAATTATAGCAATAGAAGAAATTCTACCATTACTTACGTAAGCTTGAGCAGCTGCTCCAACTCCGCTACTTATTCTTATATCTGGAGATGACGTATAGCTTGATCCTGAATTTGTTATCACTACATCTTTTATTTTTCCCCTAACAACAGCTCTAGCAGATGCTCCAGTTCCTCCACCACCAGTTACAGTAACAACTGGTTCCGTTGTATACCCAGATCCAGTAGAATTCATCAAAATTCTACTGACAGAACCATTAGTAATAACTGCAGTAGCAGAAGCTCCAATACCAGATGACCCGTAAATAGATACTAGTGGAGCAGTTGTATATCCAGATCCACCTTCTAAAACTTCAATATCAATTACAGAACCATCAACAATAACTTCTGCCTCTGCTCCAGTTCCACCTCCACCAACAAAAGAAATTATTGGTGGTACTGAAGCATCATAATTATCCCCAGGATTTATTATATTTACATTTGTTACTGGTCCAAAGGGATAGTACTCATCTGATTTATAATTCCAAATTGAAATACCATTGACAAAACTACCAATTGGTCCAGGAGAAGTTTCTGTCTTTAATGAAATTGTATTTGGTATTCTGGGAAATTTGTATAATTTTCTCTGGTTTCCAGGCAATAATGCTGTACCAGTAAAAGGACCAATTTTATAATTTGGAATGCCTGAAGCTGCTACATAAACATCAGTTTGATTCAAAAATGTATTTTGAATATTTGATGGAAATCTGCTAATAGATGTATTAATTGTTGCATTATCACTTTTACCAGTATTTAAATCAATAGAAATTAGTATATTACCCTGAGGATTTAGTACTGCTGGCTGTGGTAATGTGTACTTAAATATAGTATCACTTTCTCTCGATGTAACTAAAAATGTTCCATTATAAACAATAGGATTTGCGCCGTAAATTGTAACTTGATCTCCAACTAAAAGACCATGAGAATCAAAGCACGTTACTGTTGCAGTTTGATTATTCAATCCACCAAAAGTAATACTTTCAACTTTAAGTAGTTTTTTGACATTATACAACCAACTTGTAACTAACTTGGAACTATCATCAGTTCCAAGTTTTGCTATAGAAAGTTTATCTCCAGACAAATAATAACTACCATCATCAATTAAATTAGTTTGATTTGCATCTACAATACCCAAGATTGATAAGGCTACTTCATTTTCAGTTCCCTTATTTGCATAAATGTAGAAATTTGAAGACACTAATGTTCCAGCATCCCAAGATTGTGCAACAGTTCCATTGATGCCTCTAGTACACTCTATAAATTGTGTTAATGATTTTTCTTTGTATCTAATAATTTCATTTTCTATTACTATTTCACCATTTCTTTCTGGCCATCCAATAGTAGAATCTACATCAATGACTACCTTATCTGGGGTAAGACCTTGTACCAATTTTGTTGAATATGGAACTATAAATTGTCCTTGAATAGTTTCTTCTGACAAGATTAATTCATATACATCATAATCCGATGTTTGTATTGCTGTGTAATTTTCGACTAAAGCACTTGCATATTTTACATTACTGTCAATATCATCTTGCTGCTGTTCCAATAAAGAATCTTTAATATTTTTTGGATCACCAGAAATAATCTTACATCTTAAAACTGTATCTACAGACCAAGTTGCTGCCGAAGGTTTAATAATTTGATCTTTTGGATATGAAACATCTACACTAGCACCATATAATAATTTGAATAAGTATTTTATTGAATATATGGTTCCTTTGGATGAATAGAAATCTTTAATTGTACTAAGAACATTCGCAATATTTAAAGTATTTGAGTCTAAAGACGGAATTCCTGGTAAATACTGCTCTACAATTCTATCTAATATTTTCTTTAGGAAAATACTATCAATACTAACTACAGTAGATCCTAATGAATGAACTGCAGCGATGGATTTGGATTCTGGTTTAAAAATTACATTATTGTCAGAATCATATCCAACTATTCCACTGACACCTCTAGCACAATTTACAAACTGGGATTTTACATATCCTACACCAGAATTTATAATTTCAAATCCAGTTATTTCATCAGAACCAATTTCACTCGAAGCTTTTGCTCCAGGTGTCGTTGATATGTAAACTTTTGGCGGGAAGTCTTTGGAATATCCTGTCCCAAAATTGATGATATTAATATCAATGATTTCACCATTAAAGATGGTAGCAACTGCTTTAGCACCAGTTCCACCAATGTAATTTCCAACATTATCTTTTCTATCATCAACAATATAAACACTTGGGACATCTACATATCCAAATCCACCATCTAACAATTCAATATTAATTACTCTACCAAAATCATCAACATTCACATCTAAAATTTGAGCTCCAGTTGGTTGTATTACCTTTACCCTTGGTAATTCTTCAGAACTATAACCTGTTCCTCCAGTAATAAGATTAATAGAGACCAAAGATCCTTCGGAATCAATTACTCCAACCGCAGATGCTTGAATACCGTTTTCTGTTAGTGGTGGATCAATATAAATTTGTGGTGGGGTTGTGTATCCAAAACCAATGTCAGTTACATCAATGCTTTGGATTGAACCATTGGATACCACAGGATTACCTATCTGCCCTCCAGAAGGATTTACAAACTGTATTCTTGGGGCATCATCATAACCAGATCCACTATTAGTTAAAACGATGCTGGAGACGCTTCCATCATCATTAACAGTTGCATATGCAGTAGCAGTTGTACTACCTTCTTGATTTGGAGATGAAATATTTACTAGAGGGGGATTTTCTTTTGAATAACCACTGCCACCTTCAAGTAAAGTTAGAGTTTTTAATCCACCAACTAAAGCCTTTGCTGTAGCATATGCTCCAGTATCACTAGAAATTATGACTCTTGGTGTATTTGTAATACTATATCCACTTCCACCATTTTGAACTAAAATTTTATCTACTTGACCTGTATTATTTACGACTGAATATGCTTTAGCCCCAGATCCTAGGGTAGATATTGTTGCTGAAATATATGCAACAAATACAGATTCTTGAGGAACATCATTTAAAACAATATTATCATCAAAAATCGTATAATCTGTAAATGGAACTAATAATGTTCCATCAATGATGCATACTGTCAATACTGTTGACGCTGGAACATACGATTGACCATTTTTTCTTAGCCTATAAATTTTTTCATTATTAGTTCCTGGCGGAATATCATCCATAATATCAATAATATTAGTATCAAATCCCTTTAAGTACTCAATACTAATATCATTAATACTATCTGAAAGATTTATTGGATCATATTGTCTAGGGGGATTGGTAAAAACTATCCTATCTGCTAATACTACATAATCTACATCAGGAATTAAATATTGATTATATACTTTAACAATTAAATGTTGTGATGACGATGGGAAAATAGGAACATTGTTCAGTCGTAAATCAAATTCATTTTTTATCCCATCAAATTCAAAATATGGATTTGATAATTCTATAATCTTTTTGCGAAATTCTCCATATGAAATTCCAGGAGATAAGAATACTGAAGGTGATTTTTTTACCGATTCATAGTAAATAACTTCATCCCCAATTAAGATAGTACCATCGTTTTCAACAAACCCATCAGTAGTTTCAACTTCGATATTTGTTATATCTTCAGAAATGCTGGATATTAAAGTTGTTTTTCCATCCAATTTTGTTAAATCATACTTGGATAGGTTAAAATAATCCGAAAGATTATTTAAGACTCCTACTGGACCAGCAACCTTTTCCTGAGATTTATAATAGTGAGATAAAAACTTCTCAAATAGAGGGCTATTATCTTTAATAAAATCAGGAAGTTGATTTAAAACGGAAAGTGATACTGATGCTTGTTGCATTGTTTATTAACTCTCTTTCTACTATTTAACAGGGTTATGAGAAGCAAGAACCGCCGCCAGTTGCGGCTACTGGACTTGCAAATTCAAATGTGATTGGGGAAGGTGAGAATGTAGTTGGATCTCCAGCACTAGCACCAGGACCAGTTTCAGGTATAGATGATCCAATAGTTATTGTTGGTACTGGAATCGTAACAACAGATCCAGCTGGAACTTGGATCGATCCTGAATTTTTTGGTTTAATTGAAACAATCAAAACAGATGGACCTGTACCAACTGGATCTAAAATTGTTGTAAGCGGACCAACAATAACTTTTCCAGTATCACAATCATATGTACCAGCATTGGTATTGGTAATTACTTTTTTGTTATTTTGAATATAATAGCTAATTAGTTTACCAGATCCATCATCCTCTAGATACTGAGGTTGTGTAATTCCAGGAGTATAGAATCTTGATGATCTAACAGTTTCTCCAGCAGCAGAGTCACAAGCACAATCTAACTGGACATTGAAATTAAACGTCCAAGATTTTGGTGTTGTTAAGTCTTCATATGGGATCTGTTTATATGGAGTTAGTCCAAATTGCACATCATTAATATTTGGATCTGCATCTAGAATAATTCTTTGCAACTGAGACAACGATAAAGTTTTACCAAAATTACCAAGATCTTCTCTATTACCATACTCCTGAATTGCAGCAAGAATTTTCTTCCTGATATCGTCTGATGTATTTTGTGTTAGATTATCGTCAGATAAAATACTCTTAAATGTATTTGCAGCAACAAATAAATTTAAATTTACGAAAAATTCTTCTGGATCTACAATTACAGTTTCTATTGATGCCATAGAGTATGGCTTAAGTTTAGATATAATATCTTTCTTTGTTAAATTATTTAATTTATTTCCCGTTGTAGTTTTTACGGCGATTATAACTTTTCCATAAACGGGTGGATTTAGTAACTCACCTCCAAATGCATTAACGTATTTTGCATTTGGGTAAATATTTCTAATTATCGATTCATAATCATTAGACGTGACGGCTCTATTTTGTGCAGAATAATATTTTGGTGCATTAAATTTTATAGAACCCAATGATTCAGCTGCATCTCCTAATTGGGACTTGTCAGTTATTACTAAAGTTACATTATCTACTGGTTGGTTATTCGAATCTGTTATTTGACCGATATAACCCATAGTATTGATATTGTTGGCAGCTGCCCCACTAGTTTTCACATATTCAAAAAATACTACTTCATTATCAATTAATTTTCTTCCGACAACGCCATCGCCAAAAGTAAGTTCATATCTTCTATCGTCTCCTTCAGAGAGAAAATATATCTTGTCCTCTGGTTCTACTGCAGTAACGTTTAATACTTGATTATATCTATCGTAAGTTGTTGATTGTAGATCTGGTCTTACAAAAACCTTAAGAGTTTCCGTATCTACATTATCATTTGGTATAATATAATGTTGTTGGGAACTAGTATTTACTACGTATTGGTAGGATAATAATGATCCTTCATAGACTTTTAATGAATCAAATACTCCTACGCCAGTTGCTCTATTTACTGTTGCCGTTTTATCATCTAGTACTACAAATGTATAAGAAATTCCGTTAACTGTTCCTACTGCAACATCTCCTTTACTGAGAGTTATTGATGAAGGATATGTTCCATCAACTCCCAGATTAGTTTGTGCTGCCAATGTTATACATGCTTTTGCCGCAGAAATAGATCTTGGCACATAATTTAAAGATCTTGCAAGAGAAACGACATTATCTCTGATAGATGCAGAATCCAAAAATAA